GAGACTACGGGCGAATGGCGTTGTAGACGGTCACCCGAGAGATGCCGAACTCCTCAGCAACCCGCACGACGGCGTACCGGAACTCGAAGGCCCCGAGCGAGTCGAGGTACTTGAGGGCCTCGTGACGCTTCTTGGGATGGACGTCGGCAAGGCGAGCGACTTCGTACTTGATACACCCCATCTGTATGATGCGCTCAAGTACGTCCCTAGCGTGCGTGACGTCTACCAATGCTTCCGAAAGGTTCATTGAGTCTCAGTCTTTCGGCATTGCCCACGGACGCCACGGGTTGTGGTTGCCCGAGTTGAGGGAGTAGTTCCAGATGGCGAGGGCCGAAATCAGGTTGATGCGGGGGTCAAAGAGATCCTCGCAGGTGACCTCGTAGCCAAGGTTCGTCGTCAGCCAACCATCGGGCCACGTCGTCTGCTTCTTGCACCAGAACCCGTTGACCTGGGTGAGGCCCCGGCTGCCGCTCATCGGATCAGCCTTGTACCACGAGTCCACGTTGCAACGGCTCTCGCGCCACATGATGTAGGACAACTTGGACAGACGCTCTTCGGGCCAGCCGACCTCACGAGCAAGGTCATGCCATTGAGGGCACATCTGATGGGCCTGCTTGTAGGGGAGCACCACGGGAGGCAGGGTCGTTGTGGTCGTCGTGGTCGTGGCGACCGTCGTAGGGGCCATGGTCGTTGTTGCCTCGGGCGCAGTTGTCGTTGGGGCGACTGTTGTTGTGGTCTCGACGACAGCCGGGGCCTCCTCGCTCGCCACCTCGGCGACGGCTGGGGCAACGAACAAAAGTCCGGCTATGGCAAACAAGAGGGTCTTCATTTTGGTACCTCCGGGCAGGGGGCTTGGGGACAGGGGCCCTTCAAGGGTCCTTCTATGTTACCAAATTGGCACGTTGGTCAAGGGGATGTTGGGGAAATCAGCCCTTGAACTGGACTTTTGAGCCGGCCTGGATCTCCAGCCAAGTCATCAAATCGTCATGCTTGCTCCACAGCCGGAGCGGGGCCTGATGCCAGGTGAGCCCGTCCCAGACGCAGAGATTGAGGAGGGTTCCCGTAAACCTGCGGTACTCGGCGTGGATGACCATGCCGTCGTGACGGCGGAACTCCTTCGTCCTGCGGAACAGGCTCATGCCTCGTCCTCCACATACTGCTCGGACGCCTTCTGGGTGAGGAACGCCTCGATGTCCTTGAGTTCGAACTCGACGTGGATCTGGTTGGCGCCGGCCCCGATCCCGTCGACCCGGCCGCCCATCGACTCCCAGATGAGTCCAGCCTTGATGAGGGCTTCATCCTCAAGTTCCTCCTTGAGGGCTGGCGTCACGTCGTCCAAGTCGGTGAAGGCGAGGAGGATCTCCTTCAGGTGCGTGATGATGGCGAGGGTCTCATTGGGGTAGGTCATGACGGCGATCGTAGCAGTTATCAAAAAGTTTCACAACTTGGTTGCGGATGCCACACCCCCCGTGTACGATCATGGCTTCAACACACGACGGGGGTTCGCCCCCAGAACTGAGGACAGACAAATGGCAAACATGAGTCCGACCACTCTGGTCGGGAACGTGACCAACGATCCGGAACTGAAGTTCACCGCAAACGGGACTGCCAAGTTGGCCTTCTCGATCGCAGTGAACCACTACTGGGTCGACAACGGCGAGAAGAAGGAAGACACCTCCTACTTCAACGTCGTCGCATGGCGGTACGTCGCTGAGGATACCGCCGCAGTGCTGGAGAAGGGCATGGGCGTGATTGTTCACGGTCGGCTCGACCAGCGAACCTACGAGGACAAGGAAGGGCAGAAGCGCAACTTCGTTGAACTCGTTGCTGACGCCGTTGCCATCCAGACTCGCAGCATTGAGTCATTGGAGCGCAAGCGTCGCTCGAACGACAGCGCCGGCGAAGAGAAGCCCCGAGTTTCCAGCCCGCGCAAGAAGGCAACCGTCGGTGCAGAAGAGGAACCGTTCTGATCTGCTAAGGTTGCTGAGCGTTACTGGGGTCTTTCTCCTTTCTACCCAGTGACGCTGGTTACCGAGAGGGCCCGGGCACACGCTTCCAGTGTCCGGGCCCTTTCATTTCCACCCACCCGTGCGCTAAAGTCGCACGAATGACGACAGAGCATCGCAAAGCACCTCGTCGCAAGGTGATGGAGATCTCTCGTATTGGTGGATGGGGGGACGTCAAGTATCACCATCTGCTTGAGTGTGGGCACACAGAAGTCCGCCCGCGGGCAGCGACAGCCCCGAAGTTGGCCTGCGCGTGGTGTTTGCGGGCTGATGCGAAAGCAAAGGAACTTGAGGAACTTGCTCCTCGCCCGACGGAAATTCTTCCAACGATCATTGACTTCGATGAGCGGTTGAGTCAGAATGAAGTCGAAGTCGCCGTACTGACGGGCACACTTGCCAAAAGGTTCGGCGTTCCAGTGGAAGCGATCACGGTGACAGTTCGATGGCGGGGCGACCGGCCGGCGATCCAGGACGCGGTGGTCTTTCTGTCAGCAGAAGATGTAGCCAGACTTACTAGAGGGGGGTCGTGATGACCAAGTTCATGGAGAGAGGTTTGTGTAAAGGGAAACCAACCGACTGGTGGTTCCCGATGTTGCCACCTGGCATGGGACGAGATGTTGTCCGCCGGGTTCGAGAAGAGTCCCGGAAAGCGAAGGAACTCTGCTCCGTTTGCCCAGTGCGCCTTGAGTGCCTTCAGTACGCGATCGACAACAAGGAGGAGTACGGGATTTGGGGTGGTCTTGACGAGAAGGAGCGAGGTTGGACTCGCCGTGGTCGTCGTAGCAAACTCCAGATCACGGTGGCTCGGTAACCCGTGTACGAACATACACAAGAGTTCCTGAGCCGACTTACTGGCGTCGTCACTTCTGGCAATGGCTGGGAGGCTCGATGCCCATGTCGTCAGGACGATCGCAACCCATCTCTCTCTGTTCACGAGAATGATGATGGCCAAGTCCTGCTGTTCTGCCACAGAAACGGTGGGTGTAAGGCAGAACAGATCTGCCAGTCCGTTGGCTTGACGACGAACGATCTTCGTCCGAAGGGCTCGCAGCCCCGAAAGTCAGAGTTCACGCCCACGTACCCGAAGGCAGAACCACAGAAACTCAAGTTCGTGGCGGCCTATGACTTCTTTGATGCCGATGGTGTCCTGCTGTTCCAAAAGGTTCGTTTCATTGACGAAAACACAGGGCGCAAGACATTTCGTCAGCGCAAGCCCGACGGCAAGGGTGGATGGACGTACAAGTTGGAGGACACGCCGAAGATCCTCTACAACCTGCCAGCAGTTCTCCATGCGAAGAACAATGGCGACTCGATCTTCGTAGTAGAAGGAGAAAAGGATGCGGACACTATCAATGCGTTGGGTGGAGTCGCCACCACGATGCCAGGCGGGGCCGGCAAGTGGCTACCGATCCATACGAACGCGCTCGCTGGAGCAACGGTGGACATCATTGCCGACAACGATGAACCCGGCATCAAACACGCTCTCACCGTCTACGAACAACTTCGTGAGGCAGGGTGCGATGTCGCAGTATTCGTATGTCCGACAGAAAAGGACATTACTGACCACATTCAGGCAGGCGGCTCGATCGACCAACTCGTACAGTTCGATGTTGCGTCCGCTGACAAAGAGGCACTCTCGGAGATCCGTGAACAACTAGCGGACGAAGAGTTTGAGGACGATGACGTAGCCCCGATGTCGCCGGCGGAGGAAACGCTGGCGAAGTTGAGGAACCTGCTCGAACAGGACAAGTCGCCCACCTTTCTACTGAACAAGGCTGGCCTCATCCTCAAGACCTCGGGTCAAGATGGACCCGAACTGGATACTGGTCGCCTTGTGGATTGGGGCGAGTTCGTTGATGAGCAAGTAGATGACTCGTACGACTGGTTGATACCAGGGCTTCTTGAGCGCAGGGAGCGTGTAATCGTCGTAGCCGCCGAAGGTGTGGGTAAGACCATGCTTGCGAGACAAGTTGCGATTTGTTCGTCACTTGGGGTACACCCGTTCACGTTCCAGCGGATGCCCCGTATTCGAACTTTGACTGTGGACCTTGAGAACCCAGAGCGCATCATTCGACGATCATCGACGAGCATCGTTGGCGCGGCCCGCTCGATGGGGTTCGAGAAGAAGATGGACGCCCACCTCCTCATCAAGCCTGATGGCCTCAACCTTCTCAATGCCTCCGACAGGCTGATCCTTGAAGATCACATCGAACAGGTGAAGCCCGACATGGTGGTCATGGGCCCCCTCTACAAGTCGTTCATCGACCCAGGAACAAAGACGAGTGAAGCCATCGCTATCGAAGTAGCAAAGTACCTTGACACCATTCGTCAGGTATATGGAGTGGCTCTCTGGCTTGAGCATCACGCCCCGCTTGGACAGTCCATGAGCACCCGTGACCTTCGCCCGTTCGGATCTGCGGTGTGGTCACGATGGCCAGAGTTTGGTTTGGCTTTACAGCCCGACCCATCCCATGTGGGAGAATACGTATACAACGTCGGTCACTTCCGAGGGGCACGAGATGTCCGAGACTTCCCCGTGAAGATCAAGCGTGGCAAGAAGTTCCCCTTTGAGGTACTGGAATGGCCAAAGGTGTAGAGATGGCAGATGAGAAGAACAACAAGGTGACCACCCGTGAGTTCCTTGCCGAGCGTGATCTCCGTATGTTCAAGATGCGCCAAGCAGGAGTAGCCCATCACGAGATCGCCAAGAGGTTTGGCGTGAGTCCCGCTGTTGTGTCAAAAGCGATCAACCGGCAGTTGGAGAAACTCAACCGCGAGGCGTTGATGGCGTACCCAGAGGTGCTTCGAATGGAGTTGGAGCGTCTTGATGCCCTCCAACAGTCGATCTGGCCAATGACTCAGCATAGGCGGGTCACGATGGACGACGGAACCGAAGTTCAGGTCGAACCCGACATGAAGGCGATCCAACAGGTGTTGTCGATCATGGATCGGCGTGCGAAGTTGCTTGGCATGGAGCAGAACAACGTAAACATTCAGATGGATGTCGCGGGTCAGGTAACCGAGAACATTCGTGTTTCTCTTGCCGGCGAAAACGCCGCTCTTCCGGTCTCGACCTTCAGCCCCGAGACGGAGGCCCGCCAGTTGTTGGAGATCATGGTGAAATCAGGAGTTCTCGCAGGGGACGAGGTTCGAGCCCTCACCCAGCAGCCCGTGATCGAAGCCGAGGTAGTTTCCGATACAGAGGACGAGCAAGAGTAGGATCTGGACATGAGCGAAGACGAAATCGACAACCTGGACGCAGCAATGGACAAGGTGGCCGAGGATTTGACCCCCTCTGTAGCCCCGATGTCAAAGGACGACGATGCTCCTGCCGACAAGCAGGTGCTGATCCGTGCCACCGACCATGACAAGGAGCGGTGGAAGAGGTCGGCAGACAAGGAGCAGGTCTCGATGTCGCAGTGGATCAGGGACACCCTCAATGCGAAGGCTGTGGACATCCTTGACTGCAACCACCCGACGAACATGCGTCGCTACTACCCGTGGGCGGAGTTCTGCCTCAAGTGCAATACGAGGCTTCGTGGCTGACATTGACGCTGTGTACGAGTGTGGTGAAGGTTGGCGGGAACTGGTCACCAAACTCGATGGGATGCTGTCTTTCGTATCGCCCAACTACCAGCCCCT